TCGGTAGCTGTGTTGTCCTCGCCAGTTCTACCGTATGAAATCTCAATCGAATATACTGCGTCAGGCGGTAATATCCAAAGCTCCCTGTCCTTTATACAGCACAGCATTGGTTCGTCTTCTGCCACTGAAGAAGGATCCGGATAGCGCATATCGTACAAATCCCGTGATACAATCTCTATCGGATGATTGCTCGTAACGTCACGAAAGGAAGTGTGGCCCCCAGCATAGTCCGGAGGCATGGAATATCTATACTGGGAAGCCACAGTTGAAACACTCGCATACCTTCTATCGTATCGAAAGTTGCGAATGCTAACCAACTCCTGTTTTGCCCTGATGATCCAGTTCTGTACCTGAGTGCTTGTAGGCTTGGTGCTTGCTGAAAGCGTCCCACGTTTAAGCTTTGACTCAACCTCCGTAACGCAGTCAGCTATCGTAGAAAGAGTTCCAGATGTAAAGGCAACGGTGCTTTGCTCTGTATATACTGTATTAAGACTTGTTGTCGCGTCTGTTATTGACATTTTTCCATAACCTTTTTATAAAGAGGTAATGTGTGTGGTGTAATCTTCTTTTCAAGACTAAGCCCTTCCATTGTTTTTACCAAAAGGCTCATACAGTCAGCCGGGATATCGAAGTCTTTGGTGGTAGAAACAGTCTCGTCAAAGACAATCACACTAGGCTTGTCCTGGTGGTTTCTTACTTTAAGCTGTTCTTTTTCATCGTCACTAAGGTCAATTAAGTTTATAAGATCGTCCCTTGCTTCCATCTCTTCTGCCGTACCATTTGTTGGTAATATAGCTGGTATAATAATTCTGTCTTTTGAAGTCAGGTTCATATCGGTTGCCCCCGTTTGTCCTGCGCCCTTTAGTAAGGCTTTGTTTATTTTTATGTTCTCTCTATCCATGTTCTGTGCTGTTCCGTATGAATAAAGGTTCCTGTCAGCAGTGAACAGCATCTCTGAATTAGCTCCATGTACCGACACCTCTACTCCATGCCCAATCGCTACGCCAAGCCAGAATGATGTAACCGGCTTCTCCCAAATATAAACTGTACCGTATTTCATGTTCACGCCATACAGGTGAATATGCTCGAACCCCATGTAAATAGCGTAAGCAATCATGTAATCTATGCTGTTGCCGAAATAATCTATTCCACCAAAAGCATCTATTATATCGTAAATAGGAAACTCCATGCTTGTTGGAATATCATCGTATTTCTGTGTGCAAAATACAGGGACATGATGTTTATTGCACCGTTCAGTGACAACATCATTCATAAGGGAAAGATCCCCGGAGTCTTCTTTTAAATGCAAGTGCCGATCAATATAAAACGTAAGTTTCACGTTGCCGTTTCTCCACGCCAATAAATCATTGGCTCCCCATGTTTCACCCTCATCAGGTGCTAAGTCCCATCCGGGGCCTTTCCCTATAATATGAACTTCTTTCAAAACCGCCTCCAGTTTTTTAAAGGTTTATGTAAAAGTAATTGCTCCACTTACAGTGATGTCGCCATTCGGAAGAATAAGCGCAAGGTACGTTGCCCCTGTTCCTGTTTCCGTAAGTACAATGTCGATATCTCCGTCAGCTTCCGAAACACACCAGAAGCCCTGATCTGCCAGTGTTTCTATAATCATTCCGTCAGTACCAGCCGCTACCCCACCAGACGGTGCAGTATCGAGAGCCATACCACCAGTGTCGCTTGCGATATATCCGTACAAACCCTGTGATTTTGCACAGGCAGTACCAGCCGCATCATTTAGCTGGACTGAAACCGTTATAGTGTTTCCTGTCTCAGTAGCTACAGTAAACGCAGCAGAAACAGCATTGCTTCCACCTATTGTTCCAGCCGCCACAACGTCACCATCCTCGTTTACCGAGAACACGCTTGTAGTCATCGCAGAACCGGACAGAACCTCGATAGCCTTTCCGGTAGTGACTACATCACTGTCAACGGCTATCTCAAGGCCAGTACCTGTAGTAAGACCAGCAAAGCTCATACTCATACCGGTTCCGGTAGTGATAGTGGAGAAATCAAGCTCCACCTCAGTTCCGGAGGTTTCAGTACCAACCCCGTTGGCGTTACATGTTTTGAAAAATCCTTTATTATTACTTCCAGCCATTTTTTATTCTCCCTCTTTTTGTTCAGCCGAAGGGAATTGCAAGCTTGCATTTGGAAACTTCTTACCAACTTTTGTTTGTGCGATTTTTTCGTTCATCGATCTCTCGCATGTCGCACAGAATGGTCTAAACTTTCCATCCGCTACGTTGGTAGTAAACGTCCCGCAAAGTTGACAAATCCCGCTGTTTATTAAATCTATACTCATCTACGCCCCCTCTTTGATATTGGAAATTCATTACACATAGCTCCAAATTCTGAAGTATGCCACTCAGCCTTTCCGAACGTTCCTGCTCCGCTGTAAACTGAACCATTGCTAACGTGTCTGTTTATATCGACAACTGGCCGGCAGTTCTTGCAGAACCCATCCTCAGCGGCAAAACTAGCCCGGCATTTTCTGCACATGGCAGGCTTTTTTCTGGTTCCAGACATGCTCTACTCCTTTGAAATAATGTAACTGCGTTATCTAAACGCATCGTATGATAATTTGGAAGTATTTCATCCAAAAGATACCAATTGCTTTTATCGTACAGGTCGGCAATATCCCAACTATGAGCCATCACGCCAAGAACACCCTGCTCAGAACAGTTTATATAGCTGAATGATTGTTCCATGTTTTGCCAGATCGCCATCTGCATCTCAGTCCATAATTTGTAGAGAAACATCTGACGAGAGGTTCCAACAAGTTCGAGGTTAATTATGGGCCTGTCCATTATTACTGAATCGGCCCTCTCGAACTTAAACCCCTGCCAAACCATGTCATCCTTTATCTGAAGGCGCTCACTATCCACACTTGCATTTCCATCAGCGTACATGCTTTTCCTGCGCCTCTCTATGTCTCCATAGTCAAAGGAGTAGTCAGCACCTACAGCCATAAAGACCGTGTTGCCGAATATCTGCAAGCTCATCATCCACGCCATGTTCAATACGTTACCGCATGACGGCATGGAAAACTCTTTTACATCTTTCTTGCACACCTTTTTGAAGCTTGATGTTGCCTGCTCTGACTCCGGAAGATAGAAATATATCTTGCCACCCTGCTTATCCCACTCCTTCAACGTTTTGTGGTCAGCGAAGATTGAAGCAATCAATATGCTCTTTCTGCCAAGCTTTGGAATCTTTACACACAACTGTTCGTAAGCATGTTCCGTTGCGTCCAAAAGTAAAACAAAGTGAGGATAAATCCCCTCTTTCAGCAACGGTTTGAACTGATGGTTTGTCGCTACAATCAGAAACGATTGGTCACGAAGTTCGTATCTTGAATTGAAATCAAACATGTTTTTCAACACGGATTTATTCGTGTTGTAAGAGGGGCCAGCACCGACACCTACCATAGCCTTACCAGCACCGAACCCCTCTAAACGTTTAATTCCGCCATGCTTAGACAACAGGGAAGCGTTCTTTTTGATGTTCTTTGCCCACTTAACCTCCAAAACATTACCCGTATGCTCACTGCATTTAAAGATATAATCGTAAGCATAGTCAGGCATTATCTTGGATGTGGTTCCGTTAATACTTTTGAACTCTTCGTACCCTATCGTCATAACATATCCCTTCTACGATGTAAGAGCCATAAACATACCGTGGTAGCCCTTGTCGTAACCTCTCACTTCCAGAGAATACTCTGAAAGCAAGTATTTCTGAATCGCATCAACGCCAGTATCAGCGATAGTGTTAAGAATAAGCTTTCTGCGCTTTTTGGCCCGAAGCCGAATCTCGCTACAGTCAAGCATAAACAGAACTGACACAGGTACTTTCTTCATGGGCACAAGCTCAAGCTCAATACCGCAATCGGTCAGATACCGTGTGACATGATGACCGCCCAATTTCCCATCAGGCACAGTCCTTACCCTCGCCTGATCCCACTGGGTAAATTTCCTGATATGGGTTTTATTCCCGGCAAGCGTAAGCATCTTCGCCCCGCCATTTTCCCATATTTCCGAAGCCATGTCGTTTACCAGGGTTTCGGTTATTGCTGCGGATGACGTATCAACCCAGTCATCTGCGGAATATCCGTCAAGGAAGTCAAATACACCCTGTGCGTATGAGGCAACAGTAGATGACCGTGACTGGCCTTTGGTGTACAGAAGACTCCACTCCCTGTCTTTCTGAAGCTCAAGCAGCCTCATTGCCACCTGATGGCTTTCCTCGTTGTTCACTGCGTACATATCAGTGCTTGCCTCTGAGCCAGTGATTTTAATGTCCTGACGCAGAATCGTGAACTTATTGGACAGCAACGCCCTTGCTCTACTTCTGTCATCAAACTGAGAGCTTCCCTCGTTCGCAAAGTGACCAACAATATAAACCTTGCTGGATGCCGTAAGAACGGCTGAAGTGTTAGCCAGAACAGAAAAGGTGATCGTGCCTGTAGCCGGCGCAGAAGACACAATCCAGAATACGTGTGTACCTCCTGTTTTATGAGCCATAAGCATTGTGCCTTCCTGAATCTGCTTCATCTGGTTTGCGAGGCTAAGACCCGCAACTCCGCTTACGATAACGAGAGACGAACCCGCCGATGCTACCTGTGCTGAGTTAACAACGTACCTGAACCCAAGATGTTCAGATACCCACTCGATTACGAGTCCACCTGTTTCCGCGCCCCACTCAACCCTGTTAAGAATGGGCGTGTCTTTATGCGCCCAGAGATCCAGTAGATCCGAAACGTCCCTTACGTTTGTGTTTGCCGTGATACTCTGTGTAGAGTAACTTGTCGGTATTGCATGTTCTCCAACTGCCATTTTCTATTTCCTCCATGTTACCCGAATGGAGGCTCCTACCGATTTGCGAATGAAAGCCGTTTAGCCACCAATTCTGTTAAATCATCGTTCGAGCCTGTATATCTCTCCGGGTCAACCATTTTTTTAAGTGATGCTGAATCCTCATCATCAACACTCGGATCGAAAGTGGCACTCTGTCCGTTCGTCTCCACGTGCGGAGGCGTAACTACCGGATTCTCTTTCATCTGATTTATAACCTCTGACGCCTGACCAAGAAGTGCTTTATACTGAGCAGTCTTGACCTTGTTGTACTCTGCTATCTGCGTAGTCTGTCTTGCAGCTAACAGGTTTTGAACCTGTGGTGAGTTTATGTGAGCCTCAAACACCTCGGCTACCGGACTATAATCCGGATCGGCCATGATTGCATTTCGTTCTGCAATATATTCCTGCTGTGGCCCACGGATGTCTGTCTGGATTACTTCCCTTACAGAAGTTTTAATGACATCCTTTAAATCAACCTCTCCATCGTTCGCGTCATAATGTGATAAATCCTGAGAACTTGAAAGCTTATCAACCTGCGCCTGTACTTTTGCAAGCTGTTGCTCAAGTGCCGTGTTTCTGTTTCTTTCATCTCCGAGTAACCTTGCCGAATTACCAGCCTGCTTAGAAGCTGTTACCATGCCCTCTATCGCTGCTGGAGTATCAATATTAAACTTTGCCAACTCTGTGCTCAACGCTTCAACGTCAACTGCCGGTGTTTGCGTCTCGCTTGGTACACCTGTTGTCTGCTCTGTAGGTTCCTCTGTCTGAAATGGTTCCTGTACTGCAATGTCGCTAACTGCTGGCTGTGTCATGCTGGTGCTCCTTCGGGTCGCCTGCGCTTCCCATTGTCGATGTTGCCAAGATGTTTGGTTGACTCCATCATTTTATCGGTTCCGGTAGCGTTTTGCTGTACCGGATTTAACAAGAAATCACATAATTCCATAACCGCTTTTAAGACTCGCTGCTCCAAGTCCTTCTCTTCCGGAGAAAGATTCGTGAACTTGTCCGACAATATTGTCTGTGCGGCTAACCCCTGTAACATCACCAGAGAGTCGTAAAGAAACTTAATATCCCCATCTGGCTCTCTTATGAGAAGCGCATACCTTTCAACACATTGCATACTCTCTTCACTCGAACGAGCTAATTTCGTAAGTCTCTTTAATAGTGGCTTTATGCCATTTCCACTCATAATTTCACCAGAAAGCAGTCGAAGAGTCCGGGCTGAATCATTGCGTGTTTAACTTCAAACCCAACCATTCTTATCTTCTCCAGCCACCAGTAGTATTTCCTTACAGTTAAATGAAGTGGTTCGCCAATTAACTTGGCACCGAATATATCATCAATCAAACAAACGCTTAGAAAAACGCACTTGTTTGAATACTTCCTAAATAAACGAAGCACATCCATAACATGGTCGGGCGGTATATGCTCAAGAACGTCTGTGCATGTGATAGCATCGTAGCCGCCATCGTCATATGCGCCTTCTTCCCACAAGCAACCTTGTGTAAAAATATCTTTAAGCCTGAAATCAATTGCGTTTTTTGCGATATCAATTCCGCTCACCTCCCATTCTGGATTGGCTTTTTTAAGCCCCATCAAAAGCCTGCCTTCTCCACACCCTGCGTCAAGAACTGTTTCAACTTCTTGGTCTTTAAGCCACTGAAGAATAGGGAGTCTTCTTAGAAGCATCTCCCCTGGAGAATTGCTCCTCCTGTACTCCTGTGACTCCCAAATCTTCTCGTACTTTTCTCTTTCAGCATTTTCCATCATAATCCGCCCCCGGTATTATTTTAATAAGCCCTTAACCATATCTCTTGCCATTTCTCTCTTAGCATTATTTTCAGCAAGGTTGTCCTGAATAGCCGCCCCTGCCATTTGAACCTGTTCATTCTGCTGTGTCTGTGCCTGCTGTGCCTGCTGTCCCTGTTGCTGAACCTGCTGTGGTGTATTCAAGAACCTTTCCGGAGCAGGGAAGTCCATCATTTCAAGGATTGATTTCATAAACTGGTATTGCTGTAAATGCGGATTTCCCTCCCACATTTGAGCATACTGTATAAGCTGTTGCATTTTAAACTGTTTTCCAAGCGCAGGCTCCATACTCGTGTATCTAACCGTGAAGTCGTAGTTTGGATGAATGTCAGGTGCAAATAACTGATTGAACTTTACGTCACCATCCTCACCGACTATCTTGGCAAACTGGTCTTGGGGAAGGTGGTATGTGTTTAGAAGCATCATGTACTCAAGGAATGGCTTGAATCCCTGATAATCCATTGTCATCAGTAAGAGTTTCGCCCTTGCCTGACCTACCTGCTGAAGAGAGTACATTGTGCCTACAAATTCCTGCCGGTCGGGGGTCTGCCCAAGATTGTACGGTGTTTCCCCGGTCATCTCGGAAAGGATCCCTTCAAAGAACTGCTCTTGCTCGCTGAACACCCTGCTTTGAGAAGCGTCAGGAGTTACGATTGGCTCAATGTCTGTCATTTCATCAACTGGAACTATACCGTATGGTCGCCAAACAAGATGTGCCGGATCAATGTCTGCATCCTTCTTAACCTTTATCATCTGGTTTACGAGCATTATTGCATTGCTGAATCTTGCGTTGCCAAGGGTGTTGTATTGCTCCTGAACGGCCTTTCCAAGTCGAATCATACCTATGTCCCAAAAAAGCTCAGGATGGTAATAACCGGATATGTCAAAGAACGGTTTCTTACCGTATCGCCACTTCTTAACACTCAAAAGCGTTTTGTAGTTTCCGATATGAACGATTGCGTCAGACTCCGGGCCTTTAATCTTAATCCCGCTTCCGACTTCGTACGGTGCTTCGTCCTCTGGAAATATATACCTTCCGTACCCTTCTATCACATCGACTTCAGGAGAAACCCTGTCATCGTTAAAGTCTTCGTAATATACTCCCTCAAGCTCTAAGCTCTTGGAGTATGCTTCACCTGCGTCCTGATATGTGGTTCCAGTAGAATAAGTCTCATTTTGTCTCGTACCGCTCCACCCGATATTCTTTACGGCTTTCTTGTTAAACACACCCTTGTCAGCCATCTTCTTTATGTAGTCAAGCGACCGACTATACACGCAAAACACGAAGGGCATTTTCTCTATGCTCTTGTAGAACGGGTGTGGTACGAACATCTTGTTGTGTAACACTTCTGAGTACGGAGCGTCATACACTGTCTGGTTCTGCTCGGTCACTACGTCAACATACTGGATCTGACCATTTGGCCCCACCGTTGGAACAGACACACGCCTTGGAGTTATTCTATCCTCCTTGCGCCAGTACATCTTTGTAATACCCTTACCCCATGTCAGAGCGTTAAACATCCATGCAAAGTTGTGAACGTATGCCCCGCCATTTACATCTATATTGTTAAGGTTCTCAAGCTGTGAATTTAACAGTCCCTCAACCTTTGGAGCTCTCAAAACATCGTCTGCATTTCTTGGGTTTACGCTTACGAGATTATTCGTCCCACCCTGGTAAAGATGCTCCATGAATCTTGCAAGCACGTTCTGAACCCTCGGAAGAAGCTTATTAAAGAACATGCTGTACGGTAGAGGATATTTGTTCTCATTACGATACCCTGTGTAATATTCCAGATCCTCATCGTAGTTCTCGTATGCGTAAGAGTTCAGCTTGTATTGATGGTCGTATGCCTTTATAAAGGTCTTAAAGCACTTTAGGTCTTTATCATTCATTCCATCTGTGAGCATCTGTTGTTACCCCTGTCTTCTATTATTCGTGTCTTACTCTGCTACCGGCGTGCCATAAAGGTAAACAGTATTCGTAGCCCCACCAGCCTGATTAGCTACAGTCATTTCGATCACAGTCCCGGCGGCATACGTCTGAAGCTGCAAGGGTGTCGTGTTCGGAATCGGCTGGACAATAACAACATCATTAGCTGCGTCAAGATTATCCATCTGATTGGTTGGAATAAAGTCTGTCGTTGCACCATTCTGGCCGATTGAAATATCTGTTGAAGCGGCATCTGCTCCAGCTACGATTCTGGCATAATCAAGGGTTGCTGAATACCCGACAGGAATAGTCAAAAGTGCTGTATCTGCATCAGAATTAAAGGCTACATTTGTAATACTAAGAAGCTGTTGTTTTCCTGTTTGCAGGCCTGTCGGAATTGCTCCGCTTAATGCTCCGTGTAGTTTGTTTCCGCTGTTATCTACCCATGTTCCAGCGGTTACACCTTCTGGATTGAGATCCAGCACACATCCAATCTGTGTTGTCTTAATGTTAAAAATACTTAAATTAAATTCATACCTGCCATCAAAAGAAATATTAAAGTCATCGGTGGAACTTCCAGCAACAATATCTATAGAAAAAATACCAGACCCAGATAATATAACATCATCTGGATAAACTGTAGAGCCTCCAAGAGAAACTGCCGTGAGTCTTGCAGACCCAGAATTAACAGTGTAAGAAACATCTACCCTGTATTTTTTACCGGGTTCAACCCATGTGTTTGAAGTATCTTGTAACAACGGTTTAGTAATACTTCCCACTGATGTTACAGCAAGAACGCCATGATCTGTATCAAATGCCCATGTGGATGTTTCAGCACCAGAAATTAACGTCCAGTCACCAACGTCAGCCACAAAAGTGGTTTCTTGCTTGGCTGTCTGGCTCGCACCGATGTACTTATACGGCAGCGCACCGCCATTTATTATAGCCTTGTCAACTGCGTCTGTGTTATCAAGAGTGAGATTGCCTATTCTATGTTCAAATATCTCACCTAAAAATTCATTTGTCCCTGCGGAATCCTGCCCGATGTGTAGATTTCCAGCATTTGCGAGTGTATCGGTAACGCTTGAGATATCAACAGTTCCAACAGAATTTCCGTTTATGTACGCAGTTGCATTACCAGACCTATCAAAAGTGACACAGATAATTGATATTTTGCCACTGGTAAAAACAGCCGTTCCGATTATTGCAGAAACGTCATGTGTTCCGTCATCAAGCCTGATGTATAAATCATCTTCGTTGAGGTATAGCCCATAGCCGATCCCGCCAGCTTCCTTGTTAATTATATAGTCAGTTGTTCTTGTGACATCTGTGGGCTTGATAATAGCAGAAAGATAAAAATCATCAGTTGTTCCTAAATCAATATCTGCATCGTCTGCAACTGTAATAACGTCATCAGTCCCATCAAACCAGTACCCCGGCCCATTCGCTAACAGGTCGGGAATGTTCTGTGTGTCTGTCAGATATCCGCCACCAAGGTCAAGGTCTGAGCCGTCAAGGGCTGTCAGGCTTGTAATATCGTTGTTTGCACCTATGATAGCTTTCTCAGAATCCAGCTCCTCACCCATTGTTTGAACGTCTGTAGCAGAGATAGTTCCAGATGGAGTAAATGAAACAGAACCAGCAGAGACAGTATTCAGTCCTCCACCGGGTATTGCACCAGAGCTTCTATAGTCCACACTTTCCCGGAACTCACCGTCACCCTTGTAGATAAGCTTATAAATCAGTTTAAATTCTGGATTAATGTTCAGGTTAATTACTTCTGGAACATCAGCCGCTCTCGCTAAACGAATAGTATTATAGGCTGTAGCCGCCTGAGTAGGAATTACATAAATGCTCCGAGCAATATCATTAGAGGCATATACCCAGTAGGAAACAAAGTCAGAAGATCCAACATCCTTTAACGTATAGTCGTCCGTATCAAGCCATTGAGGTTGTCCTGATGTTCCGAGATAAGGGGTTGCATAATCTGCATAGGTATAAACACCAGAGCTAACCTGATACCAGCCTCTCATGGTAGTTTCCTGACCAGTAATAAACTCTAAGTCTTCATCAGCATAGGTTCCTGTTTCAATCTGTAAGTCATCATCATGTGAAGCATCTGGATAGGTCAGCGTTGAACCACTCTCGTATCTTGTTCCAATAGTATCATGCGCCCATTCATGCCAATCTACATCTCTTGTAGCATTATGTGTTTCCTGCTGAGTTGCTCCGGCAGTACCATTCCAAAACAGAGTAGCTACAAAAACAACATTTTTAAAATTCCAATAAGTATCTGAACATTTAAGAAGTCCTGCTGCTGCGTCAAAGTAAAAGTAATAAAGAGTGTTAGTTGTCAGGGTTTCATAAGTATCAATGTCACAAGTAATTGCACTTGCTGTAGTGTACTGAACACCTTTGTACCAGTATGTATTAGCTCCTGCCGCCATTGTCAGTATGTGGGTAGAGTTATCAAAGGTCAACGCCCCACTTGCAGAAATGCCATGAAATACTTCTTTACCATTTAACTGAGTCTGTGCAGAAGAGGCTAATCCTTTTACATAGCTGAGTTCGGTCAGGCTTGGATAGGTAGCAACCGCCAAGGACTGAAGCTTTTTACTCGCATCGGTAGCGGTTATCTCTGAAGCGGTTAACCCTGAGACTGTTATGCTATCAAACGTAGTGTCAACGAAGCTGAATACACCGTTTATATATCGTTTAGACATTGTAGCTCCTTATTTCGGTTCAACTATTACTTCAAGGCCCCATGTAGCAGATCCGCCATTTGTCCATGCAAAGTCAAGCTGATCCCCGCTCTGGAAACACTTCTCGTTATCGTCATAGACCTCCTGCAAGTCTACAACAAGGCTCATGTCCTGAGTAAGAATGATTGTATCGTATGCTGTACCTGCGTTTGAGTCCACGGTAGCCGTTAAGTCGTTTGCCGCACCAGCCTTAGATAGGTGAATCCTGATCTCAACAAGAACAAACGGAACGTCATTGCTGAAAACTGACAACGACTCGGCTATATGACTCGCGCCCGTAGCGAAATAAGACCATTTGTTTGTGGTTCCGACCTGTACTGGTTTTAAAAATGCCATTATCTATCTCCTTGAATATGCCGATGGGTCTATGAATTTACTGTAGTCTTCTACATAGTTTCCGCCATACGGCCCAAAAGTTGAATTTCCCTCGTAACTATTCAGAGGCCACTTGCTTTTTTCTCTGACCATTCCCTTCTTTATCTTCCTGCTTTTCCGTTGCAGGATATATCTTAAAGACACACAGTAATCAGAAAACTTAGGGTCTGGTGTCCCGGTTCCGTCTTTTTGTCGTACCCAATAATGGTTTTTCATATTGTGCCTGGTGGTCTTGCAATCTTCCTTAATGAAAATCCTTGGGTGTTCCTTGTGAGATTCAGACTTTCCTCGAAGGAAATCGTTCACAGTTGATATGCCAACATCAGGGTTTCTATTCCAGCCCTCTGTCATCCTGATCCCGTTATGCCTGAACTCTTCCCATGCGTTAAATCCTGTTATAAGACTATTATCCTTATCTCGCATCTTAGGGTCGCCGTATCTTACTATTCGCCTTCTATCAGAACTAAACCTATGTCCTTCTATTTCCTTGATTGCATTGGCGGTTTGCGTTATAGTCAACCCTATGCCTGCCTGTGGAGATAGTTCGTCCCATACAACTATGTCACCCTTATTCGGCCCCTCCATGTATTCAAAAGTCCACACTATCGCAGGCGGTTTAGACGAGTGCCAGTCAATGGCTGTTTCAAACTTAACATCCGGATCGTCAAACGGAATTTCAAAATCGTACGGCAACAGATGGCCTAATCTTTTCTGAGCATCCCACAAGAAGTCCTGAAAGTCAGGATGAATCATTTCGCCCCATGTTGGGTAGTCGCCATATAGCTGAATCCTTAACTGTTGCTCGGTCTTCCCTTTGCTAAAGCGCCTTATATAAGCATCTGTAATAGAAGGGTTGTCAGCCATTGCCGCCCTTACAACATATACGTCATCGTCCTCACCCTTCTCGAACGGATCTATTAATTTAAACTTTGTCCAGCTTGGGCCTTTATGCTTTACCTCTTCGTCAAATGGAGGCGTGAAGGCGTGTAGTATCTTACCGCCACCCTTCGCTGTTCTTAACCCACGCTTTGATTCATCATAAACCTGATACTCTGCTTCCTCGTCACAGCCAAGAACGTCAAAGTTTGTTCCACTATGAAGCTTTTTCTTCTGCTCAGACGTTTGGAAGAATATAAGGCTGTTGCTCACATTCTTCAGCTTCAGGGTTCTGTCATCCCTTGACGGAAGCTTTTCGATATAGCTTTCGTGAAGCATGGGGCCTATGGTGCTCTCAGGCTGGTTCTTTATCTCTGCGTCAGGATACTTCTTTAAAAGCCTTTTAAGCTCCGCCTCGGCCTTGTGCGCCTCTGTAAAGAACGAAATTGGTCTATTCTTGTTCTTGGCTGACTCTGACCATATCTCAAACCGCTCAGGCATATGGTGCGGTTCAAGCACTGTTTCTTTGAATATCTTCCCGTACCCATGTTCAAAATCGTTAACAAGTATTTTTATCTTTAAAGGAGTCTTTGCAAATTGATGCGGGTGTATGCCTACCGCATACATGATTATGTTCCAGTAAAATATAGCCGTCTTACCAGATCCATTCCCGGCACAAAACAAGACCTCCCAGTGGTCTTTAAGCGCACGAACGAACTCATCTTGCTTACTGTAGTGCCATCGCTCCATCCAGATAAACAACGGCATTAGTTCCTGCGGTATGTCTGTTATAACAGCCTCTCAATCTTTGCTATGTCTGCTGGTGCATCCACTGATGGAGAATCATAATCTGTAGCTATCACCCTTATCTTGTGTCCAGCCTCGAGCGCACGAAGTTGTTCGAGCCCCTCCTGTTTTTCAAGAAATCCCTCCTGAAGCAGATGAAATTCCTTTAAAAAATCAACGGTGTATGTGTATATCCCAAGATGCTTGTAAACTTCCTTTTGTCCGTATGGAATAGCGGATCTTGAAAAGTACAGTGCGTCACCATTCTCGTCAAAAACCACCTTTACGTTATTTGGATTGTTTATTTCTTTCTCGTCACTTATCAGGGTTGCCAGGGTACACATGCCGATTCTTTTATCAAACTCAAATGGAATTGTGGCATACTCTAAACAGGCAGGGTCAACCATTGGCTGATCGCCCTGTACGTTCAAAACTATCGTGTCACTTGGAAGCTCAAGCCTGTTACATGCGTCAGCTACCCTATCCGTACCCGTCTTGTTGTCCTTACTGGTCAGTATGCACCTGTACCCAACATCTGTTACGGCTTTCTGTATTTCTTCGTCTGATGTTGCAATAAAGACCTGATCCACAATATTAGACTTCCGAACTTGACCGTACACACGCTGAATCATCGGAATACCGTTAATGAGATGCAACGCCTTTCCGGGAAACCGCTCTGAGTCAAGCCGCGTTGGTATGATTGCTACAATATTCATATGAAATGTCCGAATACATCACCGTGAGATTCTTTTCTTGCTTTAATTTGATCTGCTACCGTTGGTTTTGAATAACCACTCTTAACTATAAGCTCGTTCCACACACGCTTCTGATACAACTCGAGGTCTTTTTTCTCCATAGCCACAAGAACATCGACTATATCCATATACACCTCCTGTCTCATTTAAGAGACACCATTTCAAAATGAAACAACCCTTTCAATCTGAATTGTATCATGTTTAAGGCAGCATGTAAAGTGTTGATTCAAATAACCACTGTTGGTATGCAAGGCTGTCTACACTGACCATATTCCACCCCTCGCATCCGTCTTCGTGTGAATCTCCACCACATCTGCACGTAATAGCTATCAAGCCCATCTCATATAGTGCCATCATTGACAGCCCGGTTTTTTCAGAATATTTCCGCTCGTAGTCAAGTCGATCCATAGTTTTCATTTTCAGCTAAACATCAGATTCTTCGGCAATCTTCTCAGCAGCGTATATAGCATTGTCAACGGCTTCTTTACTAAAGCTTTCGACAGGAACTATGCTATATGGTTTTATGTTGGTAGTTGTAGCTGGCTCGACAATATCCCAAAAGTTGCAATCTCCAAGAAGGTTATCAATATCACACGCCTCGATAAAATCCTTGTAATTATGAACCAGTTGCTCTAAGTCTTTGGCGGGGCCGTCAAGCCCGGCTTTTACCTTATTCAGCAACTCGTCTCTTATTTCTTTGTGCATCACGCCTCCTCCTTCAAGCGCTCAACCTCTTTCTCAAGAAGTTCAACGCGCTCAATCAGTATCTTGTTTAGCTCTGCCGTGTTACGGATAATGCTTCCCGGAGCAGTATTCTTATTTCTTGCATTCCTGGCGCCAGACAGTCACCTCCTGTCTTTTTAATTCCATATTTTGCGTGCATATCGATATTTTCGTTTATGCGTTTTGCAATAATATCACATGATATACGTAGTTCTTTTATTGTTGATTTTGATAGCCCTCCTGTATCTGTACGAGCATAACCAATTATTGTCACTGAATCACAGAAAACCTTATCTTCTTCATCCGGTTGGTGTGTTATTTGTATTTTTGTTATTGCCATCACGCCTCCTCAGCCAATCACGGCTTTCTTTGTATATTCCACACCTTAGTTCGTGCCACATACGCCTGAATATGTGCATAAATTCAACAACCTCGATACGCCTCTTCTTATCAAGCTTGCGGATTAACATTGGGTTCCGCAAGCATTCTTCTATGTCTTGGGAGAATTGCATCACGCCCCCAAATACATGCAAATTACTGTTATTATGAATGCTGCTATGACCGCAAGATCAGTCATCGCCCCTCCGGACTCGCGTAATTGCCTCAATTAATAAATCATTGTCAACCGGCCCGCCAACCTTCCCGTTGCGCTCCTTCTCAAGAATTTCGTATACTACCGTTATCCTAGAATACTCGTCTGCACAATGGACAGACAGGAACGATACCTCGCTCATTTGGGCGCGGATTCGCTTAATTTGAGACTTGCACCTGACGCTGGATTCTATGGCTGTCATATCATTTCTCCGTAATGCTCTCAACAAGCTCACGAAGCCATATGTTCTCGCGAGAAAGAAATTTAAGCTCATCGGACTCAACCTTGACCTCTGCCTTGGCGATCTCGAAGGTAAGCGCGGAAAGGCGCCGTTTACCCATGGCAATATTCTCGTTAATGTCAGACAGTTTGCCGCGCTTCTCATTCCAAACATCTACAGCCGCCTCGTGTCGATATTCTCGTCTATATAGCTCACGAACTGACTCTTCGTGGTTAACTGGCAAGCCATTCCTATTACGGTATGCCCGAATCTTATCAAATAACCTCATATTGCCTCCTACTCCCATGAATTGTTTATTAAATCTGCAATCAAAGCTGCTAATTCTTCCTTGTCAAATACAGACAAGCGGGAAATAAGCTCGTCTCTGGTTGATTCTGTTCCATACTCTGAATATTTAAAGTCGCCTATTGCTATCTTCCCACCGTTATACCCAAGGTAGATAGATACCTGCTCATCTCTTATTGTTGCTTTGCTATTTGAACACATATCGACCTATATCTCCTCACAAGTCTCATACGCCACCCACTTGTCGAGGTCTTTATAATACCGGAATGATGTAATCTCACAACCACTGGCTACTATCGTGATAATGGCTACCTTGAAATCGTCTTTATGTCTGAATTTATGAACCTTCAGTGTGTCGTTGTTGATTAATGCGTATCTGGATTCCACCGCTCCTCCTCCCGCCCTGCGTCAACCTCATCCAGCGGCAACACAGAATAATGGAAATACTTCCCGCCAAACATTCTAACCGCCTGATAATACACCCTCGCCCAAATACGATAATGCGGCCGCTTCCACCATACAGCCTCGTTTGCGTCTTGAACCATAGCGTCATAAAATTGACGGTCTGCCTTCTTCCGGTCTGACTTGGTACAGCCTCGCCAATATTTGAAGTCGTGGTGGTTGCAGGAAGCTGTGAATAGAAACTCCGGGATCGGGACACCTGAACCCTTGCCGCCGCATCCGTTGCAGATTATTCGCTTTTGATTTGGGGTTAGGTCTGAGTATATCATTTTTCCCTGAACTCCAAAGTACCCTCTGTATCAGACTCTACTGTTGCTATAACGTTTCTGCACAGACTGCATATAATATCCCCCCACGGATGCTCATTACGATTATCTTTTGCTATAGGCTCAATGATTACAGGTCGTATCTCTTCGCAAACATCACAGTAGAATCTTAATTTGTACATCGCTCCTCCACATCTGGTTATCAAGTGTCTGTGGCTCGCGTATCTTGACTTTCATAAGTCTCCCGCCTGTGAGGGTTTGAAACGAATCGTTGTTAATTCAGGATGTTGCAAAATCACCTATTTTATGCCAGACTCGTGGTTGTTTGCCTATTCTTTGGCTTATCATGCCCAGTGTAGGCAGGTTCACTTAAACGGGTTATACATACGCGCTGACCAGCATCGAGGCGAACAGAAAAATCTCCGTAACCCGTTGAGATTCTATACAAACCATCCGTAGGCGCAATAAACTTGTCAAGTACTGTTTCTCCGGTTTCCATTTAGGCCCCTAAAAATTCAAAAAAATTGTGTGACGAGTTACTATATACTAAAGAGGGGTTGAACCTTGGCATACCCCCACCCCCCCTATCCGCCATTATTTTGTCCTTTTACCTGGGTATCTCACCCCAACACCCTGATAGTTTACATAATACCTCTTATCAGACGTTGTTTCCTGATTACATGACTGATGTAACTGTAGGTTATCACTAACCATTCTTACCACGCCCTGCTGTATAGCTACTGATACCTGCTGTGTCATTACTTTGACTCCTTAAGGATAGCCTTTAAACTATCATGATGCCTATCGCTAGTGCTTGCGTTTGGAGACCCGAGCATAACCCAACATAATGCCTCTAACTGCTCGTTAGCCTTGGTTAAAGCATCCTCCCTAAGCCAGCCAGAAGAACAAGCCTCTGGTTGCTCATCGTCAGGTATGATATAAGTATAATCACCCACTCTTACCCTCCTTATCATTATGGATTTGAGTCACCAGGCACTGCATGTTAGCGATATTAATGGTATTTTGCCCCGGAACAGCATCTTGACCGATGACGCCGGCGGATTGCTTTATCTGTTTGAGTGTGTCTTTGAATTTAGGTGCTTCCTCGACATTTAAGCTTATTCGGTCAATAATGTCCGATTCTATCTTGGCAATCCTTGGGATGAGTCCTAATGCCCGTTGAGTATACTTGGCTCTTAGTTTATCTTGGAACTTAGGCTTTTTAAGCTTTAGGCTGTATATGTTACCAGCTGTGGCCTCTGCGTACCCCGCTGCAAGGGCTGCATCCTTTGGGTTTTGATACATAGACAGGTATTCTATTAGGAGGTCTTCTTTTTCGGCATTTGGATCATTTATAACTGCGGGGTTTGGGGATACATTAGAAACGTCATACTCCAGGGCCATCATATCAGCTCCCTTGTTTCTCATTTCAGCATTCCGGCCGCTGTTTGGAAACGTGAAAGTATAGCGTTGAAGAATATTCTTGCTGATTCGTCTACGGGAAGGTTTCCTGAATATGTTACGCTATCCCCTGAGAAATTAATAGTGGCTTGTTTGCCGTCATCTCCTGTCATTGTGATTGAATTTGTTGGGATATCACTGACACTTAGCACCGGGTTTGGGAATGTTCTCATTTGTTATCCTTTCTGGCTGTCTTCATAATCCCACCGCTTAACCATGTCAGAATAGCATTCAATGTGTTTATACCCGATCATTTGATATATGTAGTATATTTCGTATTTCGGGAAAAGGAAGGCTGTTTCTATTATCACAGGTCCACGCCCCTACACGAGGAACATTCAGTCCCGCCGTATTTGTCTGTTTGTTCCCGACCTTTGTAACCCTTATCTGTGATATTGTCTCTGCCATTGATTCTTCCGCATCCCGACACAAAAACTAATGCCATGGATATCGTTGTAAAAACTCCAGTTTCAGTGTATGTGCCAACTAACAAGGCGGCTGTAAAAAGGAGTTTGGATGCTGTTGATAGTTTCATTTATTCCCCCGGCTGGTAAAAGGATGTGGTGTCCATACTTAATTTTATATATTATTTATTCCGCCCTGTCAAGTAAAAAAGAGTCCGACTGACAAAGTTTGTCACCCGTTTACTTTTTTTTGTCAAGATTCGGCAATTTGGCTGTTTCCTGTGTTTTCGTGATATCCTAGCATATTGCAAATATTGCTTGTACTTTCAGCGACTTATGAAATAGTTTGCGATTTGTTGCGCCTTGGCATGGATAGTGTATTAGTTATGGTATGAAACACACAAACAACAAACAAGGAGTTTTAAGCAATGAGTAGACTAAACATACATTTTGAAGATTTAGCAGAAGCAGGATTCAGGCGGTCGGGCAACTGGTGGATCAAGGGTAATATATCTGTAAATTTATTTACTAAATCAATTATGCATGGTCACGATCCTCACTTCACCATCGAGTTTGAAAATAATAAACGGTTAAAAGAAGATGTTACATTAAAAGATGTTATGGAACTTTCTCGAACTATTGGAAAAATGACGGGCTATTAAGTATGATAACACAAACAAACAAGGAGAAATAAAACATGAAAGCAACTAAAAATCCCGGAACAAAATACGACTGGACAAACAAAACATGGGCTGAAATAGCAACAGCTTACGGCCTCACTCCAAAAAAACTCGGGGAAGAGGCTATAAAATTCCAGAATTGCGAGGGCTTTGACTCTGATGGTAATGAGTCTGATGATCTCCACGAGTGGTTAACTGTAGACCCGACAATCTTAATAGATACCACGCCATGGCAAAAAGGCGATAACTTAAACGCGTAAGGAGCTAAAAAATGGAAGTAAAATTTTATAACGGGCGTAAAAAAGTGTATAGTGTAATGGCAATCACAATATCCGGCGCGATTGACTTAATGAACAGCACTGGGACAGCATGGACAAGATACAAAATAGCTTAACCCCTCACCCTTCCCACGGCTCCGGTCGTGGTCGGGAGTGGAGAGTTAAACACTTAACAGGAGGTTTTACATGATAGATGATGCTGAAAGAAAAACAATTGAGCACCTGCTTTTAAACTGTAAACAGGTTGAGGCTGCTATAATATATTCCCATATTACTGGCTGCACGCCTAAACAAGCATTTGAAGAGCTTGAAAAATTTAGGTTCTGGAGGTAACAGCGTGACAGCATTTGACCACTTTTTCCAGCTTTGCCTCGACACCCGCCCCGCAGAATTAATGTGTGGCGGGGAGGTGTCAAAGGTTCTGGCTGCTATCGTTTGGATAAATTATTGGAGGGCAACATGGTACACAAAATAATTTCAGAAGCATTTGAAAAACTGGATAAACTGGATCAAGATACCTGGGACAATACTTTTCTAAAAAATAGCAATTCAGACCTGCTTCGGCTCGTTTCCCAAATCGGCAACTATGTTGAAGGCCGGGAATGGTTTGAGCGGAAAATCGGTTGAACGTAGCTAAAATTCGGTTGTCGGTTTCCTGGGGTTAAACATACGGCAAGCCTCTGTATCACGATCAACCCGCCCTCCTTTCTTGCAAATAAACTCCTGCGGCCAAACCCATTCTGTGTTGTCACAATCCAGGCAAGTCTTCCGTAGTTTGGGCCATGCCTTACCGTAAAACTCAGCCATTATCTTACCGAGTTCTCTTGCGCTTTCTTCGGCCTCTTCCCGTCTGCGCTTTAAATATGCCTCGTGTTTGGCTTTCAGCTTATCCCATTCCGCATTTTCTGCGCCTTCCTTTGTCTTTTGATACCACCCAGCACTCAACTCCTGCCACAGTCGCTTGTTTTCTTCGACCAGCTTATCAACCCGGTCAGAGAGTTCTTTTATTTTAGCGGAGGTGTCTTTCCCTTCTTTTGGTACATGATCCGGAGTAAACAATTTACATCTCTGCCCAATAGTGATATCTAAAACGCACAAGGGGTGCCTTCCTATTACAGTACACTCCTTTTTTATTGAATTGTACCACTTGCATTTATATTTATTCATAGCTCTCTAATCTCCTTTTCAAACGCCTCAACCCTCTTCCGAGCATGCGTCAAGGCGTGTTTCCGGTCATAGTTTGATGGTGTCATTATTTTGACGCAATCCAGCAAGTCAGATCCGTCTACCACGTTTAGGACTATATCAGGGTTAGTCTTGCCGGGTATCTCATATACTTGGATTTTTATGGATTCGTATGGCATTTATTGTACCCGCCTATTCCAGTGGTTAGAGGCATCAATAAAGCTCGAAAACGCCCAAGATGATACCTGACACACGCTACACTTTACCCAAAAGGTTGATGTTGTTTCGTTTCTATGGCTACCGTGGTTTACTTTTGTCTTTACATCTTGTATTAATTCAGAATCTCCGCCACAAAACGGACATTTTTTTATTTCGCTCATTTCTTCCTCCCCGGTATCGCACTCTTCAGGCTCCCGCCAACAAGCAGAAGCATCTCAATTATTTTGTTGTCCTTGGATTCTGGATGGATTACCGCAAGCCCTTTGAGGACTGCCCCGGATGCGGTTAGGGTTATCAGGTTGTTTTTGACAAATGCCAGGATATATTTGTCCAGCGATACAGTTAAAATCCATGCGCGTATTATGTCCAGTATTTCCATGGTTATTGTATATATTATTCCGGTTGCAGTGTCAACTATTCAGGCTCCACCGTCACGGGATTAGATACAACCCTTGCCAGTGTCCCGGTTAATATGGTTTCCGCGATCGGTGTCTTACCCTGGTTGTTCACGGATGCTTCAATTGCAGCGGTCTTATACGTCACAATCGAGTCAGACTTTGATTTAATTACGATGCTTCCGTTTTCGCCGGGCGTGATCGTTGTCGTTACAGCACATCCGGATAATAATAATATCAGTATAATAATTGTTTTCACTCGCAAGCCTCCCATGTGTATTTTTCAACATCCCTGACAATAGGTTCGTAATTCCTTGATTCGTAATATACAGCAAAATCCTTGGCACCCTTTTCGCTACCCCAAACGCTCGGGAAAGTATATCCGTCCGGATCTATAATTGAAAACTTACCTGGAGGGACTGAACAGAGGATTGAATACCCATCAGGTAAAACAGCTGCTTTAATAGAGTCTTTAATTAAGGCTATACTAAAACAAATAAAAAAAATACCAGTAACCATAAGTGCAAATGCCATAGTTTTCATTGTTTCCCCCTTAAAATGGAATATCGTCCTCCGGTGGGCTTTGTGCCGGCGCGCTCTGCGGCGACTGGTTTCCGCCTGTATCGTGAGAATCACCACGACTCCCCAACATCCGCATTTGGTCTGCTACGATTTCGGTAGTGTACCGGGTTACGCCGTCTTTCTCCCATGAGCGAGTCTGAATACGACCCTCCACATAAACCTGCTTCCCCTTCACCAGATATTCTCCGCAGATTTCAGCCAGCTTGCCGAACGACACAATCCGGTGCCACTCTGTTTTTGATTTCTTTTCGCCGGTGTTCTTGTCCTTCCACTCTTCCGATGTTGCGATTGTAAAAGATGTAACCGTTTTACCGTCCTGAGTGTTGCGGATATCAGGATCCTTTCCAAGATTGCCGATGATTATCGCTTTGTTTACACTTGACATTGCTTGGCCTCCTTTTCCCTTTCAGCTTCCATTTTTTTATACATCCGATCAACCTTATCGTCTTCGGCACGAAGAGCCTTGCCTTCATCAAGATATTTTTTCAATTTTCTCTCGTATGGCTCCATCTTTTTTATCAACTCAAGCCGTTCAGTATTGTCTTGTGTTTCGTTAAACCGCCTTGCGTATTCATCACGCTTGGAAAAATCCAGCAACTTATTTTTTTCCAAGTGTTCAGTCCTGTTATTGGCAGCTATTTTCGCCGCACTCTCGTACCGAAGCCATAAAATAGAACTTTTCTTTGGCGCTGGCCTTAAAAAATATGCTGCCTTACCACGAATCCACAAAACAAGCTCTTCTTTTGTCATTTCGTCAAGAATATCCACTAATAACACCCCTTCGCCATTTCTGACAGTAGTTTTCCGCCTAAAACTCTGTGATTTGTTTTACCTTCGCCGTGTTCGTCAATTAAACCAACCTGGCTTGATACTTTTGCGTGTCATGTGTCCGGACAATAAAACATGTTGGGCCACGGGTCTTTGCCGCACCATATACATTTTCTTTTTGTTGGTTTCATCTTCTCCCCTTCAGCTTCAAATATTCCGCAAGCTGCTTGTTTGCCTTTGTGTTTTTGGTAATTATGATTCCGACAAGCGTCCTGATTTGTTCAATCTGATCAGGGTATCTCTTTTTGTATGCTATTTTTTCGAGCTTCGTTAGTAGTGATTTCATTAGTGAATCCTTTCAATAGAAAGAACAACGTAGCCATTCATTAACCCTAATCCACTGTGGATGTGTGTGATCTTAAACTTGTATTTCTTAAGGTTGCCGCCAGACCAGAAAACAAGAATATCATCAACTTGGTAATCTCTGTCATTGTACCTGATTTCACTCTTCTTTTTAAACTCTAAAATATTTTCCAGATATTCTTTACCTATTTTTAATATATGTTCCATCACACCTCCTGCATACATTTATCACACAGATACTCGTTTAAAACATATTCCCGGTCTGTGATATCCATTCCGCAGCGTTTGCATTGTTTCTGCTCGTTGACTTCGTATATTTTCTTTCTGTAAATGTATTTCTTTGCCATGTTACACCTCCCTATACCTGTTAAAATAATTCAGGCCGTAGTTTTTTTATTGATATTATACACAGAGAGTACAGCGTCTTAAAGTTAATAGTTGGGTTCTTCATTTTCTTCACAATATTCCATGTTTCTTCGTTTACCAGATCGTAAAATATAGTTTGTAAAAGCCGTGGGATATATTTACTGCTCCACCCGCCATTTTCATTTACAATTTTTGCGTAAACCTTATCAATAAAGTGTTGTGATAAATAATTATCACATATTTCCTGTTCAACCATCTGCTTCATATTCTTAACTGTTGCGCCCATTTCAGAAACATGCTTTTCTTTAAACCGATTTGTTATCATTTTTGCCCAACACGTTCTACCAAATCTGTTTTGGTAGTCGTAGTTCTTAATGACAATTCCCTCACCGCAGCCGTCACCATCGTTTATAAGATATTTGTTATTTTCAAGCTCAACAAGCAGATTGTCATAAGTTGCATTGTTCATTACACATATCGGGGCTATTAAATCAATACCGAACCCCTCAAGTGGTATTTTGTATTCGTCAAAACTCAAATACCTTTCTTCGTTGTCATCCCACACATCAAATACATAAAACTTTCTCCAAGCATCGTCCCGGTATGTTTTGAGAGAATGAGGAACAAGCCACTCGCCGTAAATTCGCAACCATGAATGTAGGGTGAGAAAATCCCTTATACTCTCCTGCCCCATAACCCACTTGCAAAACCCTGCGTTATCATCTTCTTCAGATAGCTCGCGCCTTCTACTACCAGCACATAATTCGCCAGCTTCATACCACACAGAGGCGTTTGTTCCATCAAGCTTAGGGAAAACATGACATCCGCCAAGCTCAATCCCTTGAACTTCATCATTTCCGAACCTCTCAACATGCATATACTTTCTGAACATTGTTTAAACCTCCCTATACCAGTTATTTGTTTGAATAAAATTACACCCTGAAACAAGCTTGAAATCTACACAAAGACCGTTTGGGTTCGTATCACCATGCCAGTTTTTAGCCATCTTGACCTTAATCTTTCCCGGAGCAATGGTTAAGATAAGCCTTGGTTTTTCCTCTGTTCTCGCCCCTCCAAGCCCCATGTCATTCCCGGGGTTCTTCTGTACCGCGATTATGGCAAGCGCACCGTCAAGCCTGTCGTGAATATCTCTAACGAATTGACCCATCTTGTAAAACTCTTCGTGTACTTCCAGGAAATCTATAATGTTCAGGTTTCCTTTCCCGGGCTTTATAACACTCGCAAAATCAACAGACCTCTCATAGGCGTTAAAGTTCCACATATCCATCGTCATATCTTTAAACAGACCAAGCCTTTCCGAAAGTTCATCTTCTCCCATTTCCGAGTTGAAATAGTTTATTTTATAGCCTTTCCGGTTCCCCTGAATTATGTTTAAAATAAAAGCTGTCTTCCCCGCGTTCTTCTCACCTGATATCTGGATAATATTTCCTGGAAAAATCTTTACCATTTTATGAATGTTAAATGGAAGCCATAGCTTTTCTGTAATTTTCTTTGAATCCTTAAAGTTCATTTCCACCAGATCGGTATTTACAGGCCTATATGTTCCACGGTTTTTCCCGCCCCTGGATAATTCCCCAAGCTCAACCATTTTCTCCAAAACTTTGGTGCGCTCAATGTTTTCGTAGAATGTTTTGAAGTTGAGGTCACGGTCTACATGCACCACGTTAAATTCACCCGGAGATAGCTCGATCCACTTTGCGATCTTCTTGTATTTCTGCTCAAAAGATTGTTCCTTGGAAATATACACCTGCGACATACTTTCTTTTGCCGTGTCAATCACTTCACAGGCTGAACCATTCGCTGTATAGCATGCGTTAATAGAATCGTTAGCCTTTGATATAAAATTCCTCAATGCGGCCTTCTCCGCCACTATGTCCGCGTACTGGCCTATATTTACAGCAATGGGTATTTCCTCGGTAATTTTTGCAATTCCTGACGCTCCTCCACAGGCTTCAAGTTTTCCGGTTTCGTTCAGCTTTTCGCAAACTGTAGGCAGGTCTATTTTGTTTCCTTCTTCGTGGATATCTATAATGCAGGAATATATTTCCCTGTGTGCCTGTTTGTAAAAATCTTCAGGGTTTAATTTTTCTATGATGGTGTGAATAGCCTCTTTATCTATAAGAAGAGAAACGATCAGGGACTCTTCAACCTCTATTGCCTGTGGTGGTAGTTTATCCATTTAACACCCCGGTATTTTCATCTGTCTGGTTTCTTTTTCAATGCGTTTTACTGTGATTTCGCAAAATTCTTCTTCCTTCTCTATTAATATCCACTTCCTATTATTTAATTCAGACGCAATAGCTGTTGTCCCTGAACCGGCAGCGAAGTCCAGAACCGTCTCACCTTCGTTGGTGTACGTTTTTATCAGGTATTCCATGAGAGCTACTGGCTTTTGGGTGGGGTGGACTCCCCTTATTGCAGATATAATGAGTATGCTTTTTGGATAGTTAGTATACTCCTGAACATACTCATCCTTGTGTGACGGCCTGTTTCCAAAAGCACTCTCTTGACTATGCCTTGGTTTATTCTTAGCGATCTTATCAATGCGTTTAAGCCCTTGTGGATTATACGGCATACGCCTATTACTTTGGTTTTTATGGATTGTAGCACCATTAGAGAATATAACTACATCTTCATGGCATTTTAGGGGCATGTTTTTAGCCTGGGCGAATCCACCAGAAAGCTTCTTATCCCACACCCAACAATATTTAAACATCTTCGTGTTTGAGGAGATCAATGTGGTTGTGAAAGGCTGTGCTGCTGTCATCACAATAGCACCATTCGGCTTGATAACCCTCTTTAGCCCCTCCCACATCGGCTCTAATGGTATTATTGAGTCCCACTTGCAAGCGGTCGTTCCGTACGGAGGATCAGTCAAAACCAAATCAACAGGCTCAAGCTCCGGTATAATATTAAGACAATCACCATGATACAAAACGCCGTTTTCTGTTTCAAAGTATGGTTTAGTTCGCAAGGCCAAGTTCTCCTGTTATATAAACCTTTTCTTTTGGTTTTTCTTTTTCTCCATCCTTATTCTCATACGCAACCGCAATGTTTTGAAACTTCTTTAACCCATTTTTAGATTTAGTTCTTAACCCTGCCAGAGATAATATATTGTTTCCCCAAAAGTTATCCTTAACAGCCCACCCTAAAACAAGGCGTATGTAATCAAGATTAAAACTATCCAGCCTTATTAATTTATCAATACTGTCACACGAATTTTTTATTAAGGAATCTGTTTTGTCTGGTGAAAGATTTTTATGTGTATTACAGATATAATCTATAAATTCATTAACAAAAGAAATAATGTCTTGAGGGTATATATCTTTTACTTCTACTTCTACTTCTTTAGCTGTAGGGGTCTCTGTAGGTACCTCTGTAGGTTGTACCTTTGGCCTTTTAGTCCAATTACTTGAAATCTCTATGAATTTAGGTATTTTCAACCCTATCTTTTTGTCACTCTGGTTTGAGATTTTTAAAGAAAACCGAGAAATTTCTTCACCAAAACGGAGAAATTTCTTAACTTTGGCGGAACTTTTACGGCACTTTCGTGCGATATAATTTATGTTTAACCATAAAAAATCATCATCATCACGACTATTAAATTCCCTTCCGTATATCTCAAGTATGACAAAAAACATGACATACCCAGAGTCGCCAAACTCATCCCATATTTCATTTATATCTGGATCTTCGTGGGATCCGGTTGAGTGTTTATACCATTCCATGGGTCACCTTTAAAGTACAAAACTCGCCCAAGAATACGGCTTGCTGGCAATACCAATTATGAAAAAAGGAATGCACCGTATTCAAGGGCGAGTGTTCTATGTTAAAAGTTAAGTTTATCATAATAAATATTACCAGCATCTAAACAATACACCCTCGCCTAAGCGTTGTCAAGCTATTTATACCCGTTCCAGATATTCTATTACTTTTCCCAAAGCATCCTTCTGGCCCTGTAAAAATAACGTGTAGTCACTCATTGAGTGTGTTGAGTGGTTGGAATATATATCTTTTAACTCTGCTATAATTTCAGAGTTATTTCTTAGTTCTCCATACCAGTCGCCAATACACTGACCATGTTTAGAAAAATCCATATTGTTTACTCCTCGTTATTGTTTATTTCCTCATTTTTTTTAATTTCGTCGGGTGTAGATTTACGCCCGGTAAAGTCGCAACAGGGGCATCGCCATACCCATCCATCCCATTCGTCGATAAACATTTCTGATTTACATTTCTTACACTTCATGTTTACTCCTCGTTGTATTTTATTATTTACGGAATATACACATCTTTATCGCAAGGAACATAAGTGTCCTCTGATAAATCAAGAAGACTCTCTTTTAATGACTTAATCTGGTTTGTGTAATATATCAATTCATATTCATAGTGGCTGATATGTGCATCTATTACAGCTTTCTTTTTCTTAATGCTCTTTTTAGCACCATCCTTAATGAAAAACCCACCTCGTGACATATTTGGGTGCGATATATCCACACAGTCTGAAGAGTCATAATCATTAAAGTTGTATTTTTGGCATGGTATTAGATCGTTTATATTAGCAATGAATTTTAACACCAGCCTGCTCTCAATATCTTCCTTTGAGAACCAAGTGTTGTTGTTGCCAACACAATAAGTATCCACAAGCTTACCACTTTTTTCGTTCCAGATCGCTATCCGAGAATCACACCAATAAGTTGTACCTCCGTTATTTCCATGGTTTTTCTTTTCCAAGGCTTCTTCGTTGTAACCCCAATTAAAAATATCGCCATCTTTCATATTGTTTACTCCTCGTTATGTTTTATTATTTCCTTCAACCCTGTAAACGTCCCCAGCGCTGCAAATACATGGACAACCACACCTATGCTGTGATCGCATTTTTCCCTCGCTTGTGTGACGCCCAAAATAAACCAGACACCCTTTTTCTTTCAGCTTTTTCGGTGTCTGTCATTGCAAAGCGCGAAAAATCTTTTTCTCGCAGCATGCTTTGCGCCCACCCACCATTGCCGTCAATAAGCGTTTCTGCGTCTGGGATCGCGCCCTCAGCAAAACCACAAAACTGTACAGCAGCTTCATAATCCAGCCATTCATCATCATCATTATAACCGATAGACAAAAGGTCTTCGCCTTCATAATCTTTTTCGTCGTGGCACAGGTCTGGATATTCACGCTCAACAACGCCTATATCCGCCCCAGCTGGTACTCGTAGGCATACTTCCATAATCACTCTCCTTTTTATTGTTGTTGCCCAACCTAACGCAAATCTCATGCCAACCCGTAACCTCCCGAAATCATTGAATCGCACCTATGAGCACCCCACCCAGACTGACAAACTTTGTCAGCCGACTGACAAAAATGG